TTACTTCAGCGGCTGCACCTTGAACTGCTGTAATCTGCTCAATAGTGTTATTGGCTACAGCAGCAGCAGTTGCTCCAGTGTAAGGACGATCTAAAGTGATAGTCTCTGCAGAAGTATCTATTGATATAATTTTATAAACTGGATCAGTTACGGCAGTACCAAACCTGATAAATACTCCAGCGGCTAACGCTGTAGCGCCTGTTGCATCATCTACGTCTGTACCGAAAGTTACTGTCTTAGAACCATTAACAACAGATGCTGTTCCAGCTCCTGTTCCTATAATTCCTCCAGCGTGATCCATCAAGAGTTCTGCTTTAATATACTCTTCTGGTTCCTTTTGGAAATTAGCATTAAAATTGTTTAATAGACCATTTGCTATAACATAAGCATCTTGTGTAGCTGCAGTTGTTTTGTAAACGCAATGCTTCATCATAGCTTTGTTAGCATAAGTAGTCATATTGTCTTTTAATACAAACCACAAAGTTGTTAATTCATCCTTAGCTACTCCATCAGGAATAGTTACGGTTTTTTGAGTGTAGGTTGGTGCTACATAAACACCGTTACCAACAGAAACAATATTTGCTCCATTAATAAATGGTGAATGCTCGAGATTGCCGCTATCATTATACTTAACGATTCTAAATCGCTCAGATCCAATATCAGTTCCTCCAGCTCCGTCTAGCCACGTACCTTTCTCTAGTTGAATTCCAACTTCGCCTGCTGCATTAGGTTGAGCAGATGCTGAGAAAGATGAACCTACGAAAGTGTAAAGTACATTTTCATGTGTCATAATAATTAAAATTTAAGTTATTTCTCTTCAGCTCCTTGTGGAGCTATTGAGCTAATTGCTAAGTTTACAGCGAGGTCGACTATATTTCTTAAGTCTTCATCGTTTAAACTTAATTCTGTTAAAGGGCTTTCAAAGCTTATGCTTGTAGGCCTGCCCAAATACCTAAGTTCGTAAGAGCTTATCGTAACATCACTTGATGGAACAAGCTCTATAATTTCTTCTGAATCTACCCTAAAAACCAAATTAGCATAAGGTTTTCTAAATGGGTTATATATAAACTCTAAATACTCATCGTGAGTAGTTGGTTTAATTTTTATTCTATTTCCGCTATCATCAATAGCTTGCTCCTCAACTATCCTCGCTAGAGTACTTTTTGTTAAATCAGACGGGTCTATGAGTATAGATAATGCATCTAATTTTATATATCCTACTACTACAGAAGGAGTTAGTGATTCATTATATGTTATCATAGATAAAGCACGTCTGGCTTTTTCGTTAACTTCAAATACATTATATAATTCTTCTACATAAAGAGTTTGAGCTTTATTTAAAAATCTTTCAATCTCATCTGTTTTAAAAACCTTATTGGAATCAGTCATTAATAATCCAGCCTTATCTTCAAATAGTAATTGTAAATCATATGTATTCATAATTATTCGCTTTTAGGTGTTAGTCTGGATTTGTATTCAGTAAAGAATATTTCTACAGCATATTTAACTATTGTTTCGTGAAGAAACTCAGATAACTCACAATCATTACCAGATATATCTATCTTTGTTGGTTTCTTCATGTATGTTACCATATTATTTGAAATAGTTGTGTGCGTATCAACAATAGTAATCATGTTTTCTGCTCTAGCTGATGTGGTACTCTCTATATCATCATTCTTAATTGTTACTATAGGACTTTTTAATATTGGCTTATTATATCCAGTAGTTAAAAAATTAGATATATTATTATAGTCTGTCTCTATATTAGGAACCCAATCATCTGTAACTGGTAAAACATTTATTCTTGTAATTTTTGACTCTGAACGTATATATGCAAAGAAATCTGTTGGCAATATTGATAAATAAACTTTATTCATCGCTGGATGCTCATTAAACGTCACTACAGGGTCTATTGGAGTTTGTGTGACTAATTCCATTATTTCATCAATTGAAGCGCTTATATTTGCTGTGTTCTCTTTAAAAGAGGATCCGCTAAAAAATCTATCTTTTATATACCTATCAACTGCTCTATTAAGTGAGTCTAAAACCTTTCTTGTTTCAGGTCTTTGTTGATCTCTAAATATAGGAGATATATCTAAAAGCAATTCATTGAAATTATAAACCATTTCTTTACCAGTCATATCTTATACTTTATGATGTTGTTCTTACTCTTGCATCATTAACTACCTTTAAGGCGTTTACAACAGCAAGGTTGACTATTTTGTCATGCCAATCTATACTTAATTCACTATTAACTACAGATGGAGTTAATTGCATATCGGCAGGCTCTCTGATATATCTTAAAAAATAATTCCCTTCATCCGAACTAATAGTAGTGGAACCATCAATTATTATATCAACAAAGCTTGCCGTTAATGCAATTGTGTTATTATCTAATAATATTACAGGGTTTGGTAGAATCATATAGTTATGATCTCCAGGATTAAAGCTTTCAGCAAAAGAAGGATCTACTTCAATACATCTTACCCATGATTCGTTAGTTATAACTGGGAATTCTGTTTTTGATATTAGTAGACTAGAATCTATATAAAACATAAAATCACCAGGTAGGCTTGCTTTATATGCATTGGTATTAGCTTCTCCTATCAAGGAGACACCATCCATAGCTTGAGTATTTAAAGAATACAAACCTCTTGGGCCTTGTTCTCTAAATATAGATTCAGTTATCTGTATCTGAGCTTTGTTTAAAAAATCTATAACTTCGCTATCTTCAAATCCAGCTACTGCTGCACCTCCATTTAGGTCGTAATGAAGATAGAATGAGTCTATCATTTCCTGTAATGTCATAGTTTATTATTTTTTTGAATTTTTAATCTGCTTGTCTATTCTTAAATAAATATCATCAGTGTCTCTTTTGTAAATATTCAACTGAGATATTGTTCCGTCAATAGATGGATCGTTTTCATTTATTGGGTCACCACCTTGTAGGTAGTACTTTCTTCCCTTTTTTGTGATAGCTCCAACCTCTATTGCGTCTTCTATAAACAATCTTGTTTCGTAATTGTCGTCACGTATAATAGATAAAACATTTAAAAGTTCTTTTGGGTCTTCTATTAATATATCTATCTCTCCTTTTAGGAAGTCAAGGCTAGCGTCTGCAGCTGGCCTCTTTCCATAAATTCTTAAGAAGTCCATCATTTTCTTTTTAGAATTTTCTATTCTACCTAAGAACATATAAGCTTCTTTCTTCTTATCAGCAGATCTGGCTCTTGTTGTATACATTTCTTCCTCATCAACTAATGCGAATTTGTATTCAGCTCTATCGTATCTACTTTCCCAGTTAGGAGAAATATGATCCTGAATTTGTAGTAATCTCCATTTTAAATTATCAAATGGGTCACTTAAATCAAGTTCATATCCATTTTTCATTAACTTATCATCTTTTCGTATACGTACTGTAAACGATTTCCAAAAGTTATCAACTTTTTTATGAATATTTAAGTCTTCATTTAATTTCTTTTCAAAGAACTCTTGCTCTTCGTCTGATAGGATACTTTCAAGTCTTCCTTTTTTTACATTATATGGGAGTACAAACGAAACTTCAGTTCCTGTATACATAAACTCCCCATCATGTCCCTTTGGATTCATTCCGCCAGGTTTGATTATTGGTTTAACAATAACTATTCTATTTTCTAAAAAATTAGCATCTTCTTTACTCATCTTCTTCTTTTTTTAAGTTAAGCACAACGTCCGTCATGCTATAAAATCCTCATTCTAAAATACTAAAATAATAACGCCCCCCACTAAAACAGCGAGGGGGTTATTTTTATTGATTACTCTTATGATGTTACACTAGGTAATATGCGAGCACATCTCATTGGATTCTTAATTCTGATTCCACCAATAAACATCTTATGTACTTCGTATCCGTCAACAGAGCTAGCTGTCATACCAGGAGAAGTAAGATTGTTATATGGGGAATAAGGATCACGCATACCAGGGATATACTTGAAGATTTCCTCTTCTCCGCTTAACATTACCTTTTTGATATTTGCATCACCTCCAGATGTACCAAAGTCAAGCAAGTCATATTCTCTTGAAGAAAGAAGTCCTCCTTCTGGATGATATACCTTGTTTCTAATTGGGTCGTCCTTCATTGGGTCGTGCATCAATTTAAATGTAATACCGTTAACAGTTCTATATTCTAGGAACTGTCCTTTATAAGACATCTTATTTCCTGAGATAGAAATTCTATCTTGTGAGAAATTAGGTGACCATGTAGAGGCTTTCGCTTCTACTGCATTATGGAATTGGAACATTCCGTACTCACCAGTTGACAAAACAAAGCGTCTTGAATCTTCTGGTAATTTACCAACGGAAAGGCCTATAGCGATTTGACTCAACCAATCTATATCAAATGCATTGTAAT